TTGAGGGGCCGTTTGAGCCAAGCGAAGACAGCCCTGCTGCTGTCCTGGTTGTGGCTGAGCCGATTGGGGGGCGAAAGATCTTGCGAATTGAGCCGGCTGATGCTGGTGACAAGTGGACAATGTTTGGCGGAAACTATGGCGGAACAAGCGACAGTCGTTTTGGCGAAAAATGTCGAGAGCTTTTAGGCCAAAGCTGGTATGGAGCGGTTGCCATCCACGACAGGATTGAGTGGTGATCGGTGACTGGGATATCAAGGACCCCGACTGGCACCATGGGGACCTTGATTGGGTTGAGGCTGAGTTCTGTGAAAAGTGTGGTGAGGAGCTTGGCCTGGTAGAGGATGAAGAGGGGAGAGATATTCCCTGGTGCAAAGCCTGTGATGATTAAGCCTGGTCACCCAGGCTTTTTTTTAGCCATACGCTTAGCGTAATCGTCCAGGTTCTCTCCAAACATCTTCTCGAACCACTGGCCCCAAGTTTTGCCGTGGCGCCTGCTGGGGACTTCCTGGAAGCGTTTACGCCATACTGACCTGGCAGCATAATACTTTTTCTGCTCAGCCCACATGTCCTCACGCTCCTGCTCTTCTTTAGTAAAGATCACCTATATCAAACTCCTTCACGCCTTCCTGGTTATAAGGCAGGTAGATGTCACTTTCTCTGCACATCATACCGATTGCCAGGGCCTGCTCATTCTTAGCGTCTGCGTAGGCTATGGCTTCATCTGAAAGGGTATAGACAGCATAGGGGTAAGGAGCCATCTTCTCCTGAGCCAGGAAGTAAAACTTCTCAGTCGGTAGACCAACGGCTCGGCAGCCGGCAACATAATAGGCTGCTTGCTGGTGATACTTGAAGCTGTTAATAGCTGACTTGAAGCCCCTGGGGGATGCGTCTCTGCAAGTCTTGAGGTCCCATATGTCAGTACCGGTGTGCCAATCTAACTTGCCCTTACATGGCTGCCCCAACCATTCCCAGCAAAGCGTGAGCTCTACTCGGTGCTCTGGCTTGGGGATGTAGTCAGCAACCACCTCTCGGCGCTCCATGCAAACGTCATACATATCTTGCTTGCAGGGGGTGCGGTCACCAACCGAGGTAAGCCAATCGGCATACTCTTCTTTGCCCACCTTGGTGCGCCGGTCCACATTGGGCTCCAGGGCAAATTCGTCGTGGAACTTGTGATGCTCCAGGAAGACGGTGTGCTGCACCCTGCCCTCCAGGAGAGCCGGCGAGTTGTTGAACTTGCGATTCTTCCAGGTGAATGGGCACTTGGCTATTGAGGTTAAATCGTGGGATCTCCATGCAGGGATGGAGTCATATGTTGGATAATCGAGGTCTTCGTATATGCCTGGTTTAAAATCCATACTAATCCTTTCGGGGGTCGTCCCCCATTGAGTAACGTAAATACCAAACTGATTTGGCCTTTTCCTGGTCGGCGTCATTGCCTGGTTTCTTCCCACATCGCCACTGATACTTGAATGCAGCAAGCTCACAGTAAGCCCTGACACGCTCGGTGCCAAAGGCTGCAACCATAGCGTCAATGCACTCTATCTCGGAGTCAGCATAATGGTTGGGTGAGTTGACCATATCGTGGGCAGCTGCCATCTGGTCGTCAACGTCAGGCTCCAGGCACGCCACCAGTTTCTTGTAGCTACTGATGCGTACCGGTTGACCTTCCATTGCTCTTGACCAGACGCCAGGGCTAACACCCAGGTGCCCAGCCATTGCTGTATTGCTCAGACCGCCATTGACCTGGAACGCCTCCAGGTCTTCTCGCTGGTCGTCTGTGAGTTCAATTTTCATAGCAGGTTCCTAAAACGGGATGTCGTCGTCGATGAAGTCCTCTTCAGGCTCTTCCTTCTTTTTTGACTTCTTTGTCGCTTTTGCTTTATCAGCAGCCATTGCTTCTAAGCCAGACACAGGTGGTGTGCTGGTTACATTGCCGCCTTTCTTCCAGGCTGCAGCCACCTCAAAACAAGGGGCCTGCTGGTCTCTACCGTCTTCATCGCAACCGGCTATTCGCCATTGAATGAAGCGTGGCAGCTCTTCAAAGACATCGCACATCGCCTTGCTGGCCTCGCAGCTCTCGCCGGAAAATTCTTTGGTGTACTCTTCCAGGTCAAACACTGAGGTTGGGTTGGTGGTTTCAACGCGCTTGGCGCCGTGGTCAGAGCAGAAAATGCCATCGACCTTTGCGTTGCCGTTGCTGTTTAGGACCACGTTGATCTTACAGGTCACACCGAGCAGCTTGGTCAGGTCGAAAGCCTGCAGCTCTTCCTCAGTGAATGGCCGGTTACGCCATGCCTGGAGATCTCGACGCAGATTACTGCGCTCATTTAGTGACAAAGTGTACCCGTGGAATATAGAATATGGGCGGCCATCGCTCAGTGTGAGCTCAGGGATTTCCCAGAAGATATAAATTTTATGCTTCTTGGAGATCTCTCCCTTGTAATCTTCCTCCGCTGTGCCTGCATCGACAAGTCGATAGCAGATAGCCTCGTAAGAGCCTGGTGGTACGGTTTCAAAGGTGGATTCACCACCCGATCCTGCGCTTGCTGTTAGTGCCATTTTGCAAATACCTCTTGATTGTTTGTATAAGTTTGCACTATTCTACACATTCTAAGCGGAGGATCAACAAAATAATGTCATTTCTAGTCAGTGCAACTAATAATAAAGATAAATCAAGGCCCATAACGGGCAATTTCCGGCAAGAGTTTGAATCGTTCCTGGCAGACAATGGCTTACAACTGGACCAGAAGAAGGGCCTCCTGGTCGATGGCAGCATTGGCAGAGCCTACATGGATGTCGGTGGCAAGCAGAAACTTACTGGTTGGTATCAATTCTGGGCGGACCAGTCTATCCCTTTTGGCCGATGCGGTGACTATCGAGTAGATAGTGCCAGTCCCACCGCTACCTGGAAGCCGAACAACAGCAGCAGCTATAAGATGACTGACGAGCAGCGAGAGGAGATCAAGCAGCTCCAGGCTGAAGCCCAGGCAAAGAAAGAAGAGAAGAACAACCGAGCTGCCAAGCGCAGCACTAATATCTGGGAGGGTGCCCAGGACTGCAGCGAGCACCCTTACCTAACCAAGAAGAATGTATTAAGCCACGGTCTCAAGCAGCACAACGATGGGCGCTTGATGATCCCTCTCCTGGACGCATCTCTCAGCATTGTCGGTCTTCAGTATATTGATGATGGTGGGGGGAAGATGTTCCTTACTGGTTCCAAGAAGAAGGGTAGCTTCTTCATCCTGGGCCAGGACCTACTCCAGGGCGCTCACACTATTAACTACTGTGAAGGGTATGCGACAGCTGCCAGTTACTACCAGGATATGAAGCAGCCGGTGGTGGTGAGCTTTGATGCTTACAACCTGGCTCCTGTTGCGGAAGTCATATTCAAGCATTTCGCTGAGGCCAAGCATGTATTCATCGCGGATTTTGATGACAATGCGACCGGCGAGAAAGAGGCAATTAAGGCAGCCCAGGTGGTGAAGAGTGGGGGTGGCCAGGCCGAGGTGTTGATGCCGCAGTCCAAGGGTGATTACAACGATCACAAAGAAGCGCTGCAGGGAGAGGTTATTCCGGCGCTGCAAGAGGTGAGGATACCCCAGGAGTATGAGTTTGAGCGCAACAGCAATGGGCGCTTCCTGCACACCAAAGACAATCACCGTGGCGTCCTGGTCACCAATCAGATTGAGGTGGACTACAACGTCATTAAGAAGGCTATCGAGATACACATACCCAACCAAAAGTTTATCGCTGACCTGAAGGATGACGCGGCGATTATTGAGATTGAGGACCGTGCTATCAAGATGGGCATCCCCCATGAACGTATCCGGTTCAATCTGAAGCTGCTGGCCAGGGAGTACAACCCTGTTAAGGAGTGGATGGAGAGTGAGCCCTGGGATGGAAAGGCCAGGCTGCAGATGTTCCTGGATACCATTAAGAGTCCGAACGAGCCGCTCAAAGAGATGCTCATGAAGAAGTGGCTGCAAGGATGTGTTGCTGCAGCATGCGAGGAGGGCGGAGCTAATTTGGAGGGTATTTTGGTATTCCAGGGAGCCCAGGCAGTCGGTAAGACGCAGTGGTTCAATAGCCTGGCACCGAACAAAGAATGGTTGCTGGAAGGCGCTACACT